CTAAAGGCATATTTTAATTTATTGATTTAGATAATTTATTATTTATTAACTCATCAAACTTATCTGTATTAATAAAGATAGCTTGTTTAGTTATCCAATGTCCTCCAGGACTCTCTGGTTCTTTCCAGGTCATATAATAAGCGTCATTATTCTCATTATTATATGCAAATTTAACCTCACAACTTGTTGACATACAGTGATATACTGTCCAATCGTGTCCCTCTCTTCCTTTCCAATGACTTAATGATTCAGTATCAACTATTCTATAACAATGATTCTCATCAGCATTCATTGCTGACCTACAAATAGCCTGTACTGTATCTCCGTTATATAACATTAAACCTGGTCTTACCCAACCACTTGCATCTTCATCCATATCTGAAGCTTCTTCATTACTAGAATGATAAATGATCAAGTTATAATCTAACTGTTGAGCATTAATATTAAATGCTAAAATACAAAATAAAAAAATTACTGTTTTCATAATTGAAGTTTTAATTATTATTATTGGCAAAATCTAGCCTTTCAAGTCTATCTATTTTTTGCATAAATTTCTCACGTAACAGCGTGACTCTATAATAGTTAGGATACCTTGATTCATACGATTTTATGGCAAAATACATTTCCATCGCTGTTTCATTATCTCTAACAAATCCCATAGAATCTGAAAGCAAATAGTAATCTACATCTGCTTCTGTGAAGTGGCCTCCCATGACTAAGTAATCTTTAATTTAGACTCTAATATAACAATTTCTTTTGAAATTCTCTTTTCGTCTTTACTAGTCAATTTGATTTTTTTACTAGTGGTTCCAGACTTTGTCTTCACTCCACTCTCAAGTTGAGCCTGTAATCTTTCCAAGGCTCGTCTTTGTCTTTGCTTCATAGTTTTATTTTTTATTATATGAATAATGTCCTATAATCTTAGCTCCAAACAAGAAGTCATCAATATTTTGACCTCCTCCTATGTTATGGACTATTAAATATCTCTTATTATCATAAGATTTTTTATCTACAACCATTCCTATATGATTAAGACTACCATTATTAGCTAAATTCCACCATATTATATCTCCTGGTTTATAATCATCAGGATTATCAGTAATAGGCAATACTTTTCCGTGTCTTTTAAAAAATGTAGCTAAATTAGGAACTCTCCTATGATCAATATTAGGATCAGGCTTATCCACCCTCCTATATTTACTAAGATTCTTGACAATATCTTCATGTAATTCCTTTTGTAAATCTATACCAACTTTTCGATATGCTCTAATGATAACATCAGTACATACTCCTATGTGAGGTGGTACATCCCCGTTAGGATAATCTATTCTTCTATATGACCCATCATAAACCACATAATCCTTTGATATTAGGATACCTGCGTCTGATAATTCATCCGAAAATGTCTGACCAGTTATAACAGTTGATAGAAGTATAGATATAATTAAGATTAAGTTTTTCATAGTTTTTTCTTCTTTTTTTCTTTTAATATTTTTTTATATCCCTCTTTTCTTATGACTTCCTCTTTTCTTTCTTTTTCTTCCAAAACATCAGCTATTCTTTCTAATGCTTTTCTTATTCCTGGGATATCGCTTTTTAAAAGCTTTTGCCCATAACCCGTGTTATGTAATTCCATAATTTCTAAATATTAAAAGGATTAATCCTTGGATTTAATTATACATATTCTAAAATATAAGTCCATATTAAATGAACCTTCATTATTTCTAGTCCACCAGTGTATCTGGTCTCTTAATTGTATTTGATTCATTTTTGAAGTTTTAAATTAAAAATGGGGACTGAACTAACAATCCCCATAAAAATAGTAGTTGGTGCTTCTACAGCCGTCTGACCGAGCATTGTCATATTATCCGTTTATAGAATCTAATGCTTCTTAACACCTCTCGATATGCTTTTGAGGGTGAGGTTTTCAACAGTTCCGCTCAACCTAGCTTTCTTAACCAAAGATCAAATATTATCTTCAGTTCTTGCTACATTTACACTATTATTAAAGCCATATTTCACTGACTCTTTCTTTTCAAACTCTCTGATTTTTTCCCAGAGCCATTGAATAGTTTCTTCTTTGTTCATAACTTGTTTTCTAACATAAGCTAATTTCTTCTTTGTTAGATGCAATTCTTTACGATGCATTTGTGAGATATCCCATGATTTTCTATAATCCCTCTGAGTATCCTCATAATACTTCTCAAGTCTTTCTATCTTTTCTTTATTAGTTTCTTTATTCTCTTTCTTTTTCATAAGGACTTTTTTTTGGTTTAGTCATTTTATCTAACATATCTAATATGTTTTCTAAATCAGAGATACAGTCATCTACTTTTTTATTATGACCTTCTACAAAGTCATCTATAACTTTTTCTACAAGTTGCTTTTTCTTTTTACTCATAATTTCTAAGATTTTTTAAGATTTAACATAAGGATGAGAGTTTGACCTTTTCCATCAGCATTATTTACCATTTCTAGCACCAACCCACACATACATTACTGCATGTAACTGACATATTCACGAGTTCAAGTGCTCGCCACTATTACTATCAAGGACATAAATTCATTTTCTTGCCAAGCTCCTTGCGGGATAAACAGACGGCAATCTGCTACTTAGACAATACTCAATCCATTCACATTAGGCCTTGCGAGCTTTATCTGTGTCTACATATTACAATAGAATAAGAACATTGTTAACCGACTTAACGGTAACTTGATAGTCTCCATGTTATTTTGCTTTCTATTTGCTTTTTATCTTGTTTTAGCATTCCGACTTAACGGGTTAATAGGATTCAGGGATTTGATAGAAGGTACATAGAGTTTAGATAACCATGTTTCCTTTTGAGAAATTTAGGCTATTACTCCTACCTACTTTCAAGCACCACTGCTTTACTCATTGTTCTTAATCGTATTGACACAGTATTTCTACTAGCATCTAACTAAGTTCTAATTACAGCTTCCTGATTGGTGATCAGTACTACCGTAACCTACTACAATTCTTATTGCTATTTCTAGCTCAACAACTTGTCCTGTACAAGTCGTCTACATTTCTAGCAGCCTGTAGGCCCATTCCAAAATATAGATATTGTAATACCTTTCAGTGAAATGCAGTAAACTACATCGCAAGAGTTTTCCAAGAACTCATCGCTTTATACCATTGCTGGTTTATCCTTATGGTCACGAAGGCTGACCCAATATATTTATTTTAAGAAGCTAACAACCTGTCTTACATCGTCTGACAGGCTGTAGCATATATCTTTTTAAGTGTCTCATATTCAAATTTAATAAAAACGAGTACACGAAAGACTTGTATGATATTTTTTATTTCTAAATTTATGATTAATTAGCTGCACATACATACATAAATAGTGTAAATAACATACTTACCCATAGGAATAACAATGTATCCCAATACCAACCTTTTGTCCTGAGTTTATTTAGAAGCTTTCTCATTCTCTAACCTCATTTGGAGGTGTAGACTCATGTATAAGATAATCCTCATACATTACTTCCCATAACATATCTCTAACAGAAGATAAATTATGAAGGTATGTTTCTCCTATTTCAGGATCAACTGTTCCATTTTCGATATCGTATACCATATACTCATACATATCTTCAGTAGTATTTATAGCTTCATTAAGATTCATGAAGTTTTTAGTTAAATAATTACTGCTAATTTCTCTTGCCTCTGCACATTCTACCTCTGCTAATATGATTTCCTCAATAGTCCCCTGAGAAGAACAGCTAGTATGAATGAATATCATAATTACCATTAATAGGAACCATAGTGAAAATGTTGTGCCACATACTATTTGTGACCATCTGTTTTTGATTTTTAAGATTATTGTTTTCATTTTTGAAGTTTTTAAGATTTAATTTATATTACAAAGTATTGGGTTATTACGATTTCCTGTAACAACCTCAAAAGTATTATTGGTGCTAGTAACAAAACGACTAAGCTCTATTCTGCCTGCAGGTTTTCTGCCGTAGATATATGCAAAAGTCATTATCATACTAGCAGTTTCATAAGCTTTCATAAGCTCGTAATAGCTATTTTCCAAGCTATCATTTTGATCTGCATCCATGATATTGAAGTTTTTAAGATTTATAATATTAAGCTATAAGTAATAAATAAAAGAGCTTGATTACTATACTTCATCAAGCTCTTTTCGACAGAAATGATAGCTTTATACCGCTATCTGGTTGGCGAGTTAAACAAAGAATCTCATTAGGATTCCATTGTAGTTTTTTACTTTCTTTTTATACCTATTCTTTTTATGAGGATTTAATCGTAGATCCTCTAATTTGTCTGCTAATTTCTTTTGTTGCACAGCTCTTATGTGCATATAGATTACATAAATAGACCATAAGACTACTGATACAGCTGCTAACAGTACAATAGGTCCTATTAAATAATCTATGAGCGTTATAATAAATATTGCTACCAGTGTTACAACTAGTGTCACCAGTATGAAGTTTTTGAATCCCTTTTTCATAATTTTGAAGTTTTAGTGAATAATTAATATTAGAGGCAAAGGCGAGATTTGCACTCACTATCTTGGGGAAGATTCTATCAGTTCACTCAGATTATTGCCTGAATGCTGCATTGCCTTATAAATAAGCCTTTTGTCTACTTGCTTAGGTATACGCTGTTGCAGTATAAATACTACTATGTGCCAACGCACGTACAGCCTTTCTAGCTCTATGACCCCTCTAATATTGTATCTGCAGGAAACATTAGAGTTAACGTTTTAAGCTGCATTCTTTTTAACGAATGATGCCTTGTCAAAGGCAGAAAGGTCAGTATTTAATAAGTTTACCTACATCAGTAGCGAGCTGATGCAGGATTACAGTGTTTTAGGACTTTCTGTTAACTCCTACAGTATTGCGCTATTAATAATTATCACGAACATGTTTAATAAGTTTAAGCTATAATTAATTATAAGCCTTGCTAATCAACGTCCTCTTAGAACTGCTGATTAGCGCTACTAACGGTTTGTAACAGAAGAAAGTTACACAACAATTAGCCTTTAATCATGCGTAATGACTACGCATTGGGATTAACAACCCAAGCACGGACTGTTAATACTCCATTATGAATGATGTAATCCATAACTTCACAGTATTATGAGTCCTAAAAGGACTCTGGTTAAACAATTAATACGAATAGTAGAGTATGCACGCAACACACGTTTGGAGTATGCACGTAACACGCGACAAGGGCCGAGGCCCCAAGCCTCACTGTTACAGTGAGTACTTGGAAGTGCCTGCCTTGTTACTAACCCAGTAGGTTGTCTCGTCCTCTTTGACTGTGAAATCGTCGCCGTCCGTAGCCAGGTACGCATAGATGGTGCCTTTAGGGTCGAAGTCCTTAGTCGTGATGAACATGATGCCTGTCGCATCGTCTACTGCTACGTCTCTACCGTTATCTGATTTAGATGCGAAGAAGTCTAACGTAATGATGCCGTGTTGTGCTTTGATGTCTGATAAAAGTGCCATAATTTTGAAGTTTTAATTAATGATGCCAGGGGACTAGTTCCCCCGCCAAGCTTTAGCATGGGTCGTTGATGGTGTTGGTAACCATCTCTACATCCACAAAAAAATTATAAAAAAATTATAAAAAAAAGGGGGGGGTGTTTTCTAGAAATAGAATATGATAGTTAAAAGAGATAGTTTCTTACCTATAGGTAATACCTATATAAGAGTTTTTCACATTACTTTTATAACCTAGAGTCCTGATACTAAAGGACTTAACTCAAAATGGACTGTTACAAACGGTTGGTTACTACTGTTACATACGTAATAGTCCAACTGTTATGTTTAGTATGATTACTACTATCATAAACGTAACAGTAAGCTTACATAGTGAAAATATTTGACATATGCAAGAACTTTGTTTACTTTTACATCCTACTATTAAATATATATATTCATACTATAAAATTTGTATAGTATTATATTTTTTTTGATATTTGTACTATAAACTTTGTATATTTGCAATGTACTGGAACTACAAACGAAGAAAACGAAAAATGATAACAGTTTATCTAGATACAAAAGAAAGTGTTCTTCTTAAATCTAAAGATGCCACTTTTCATGTACTGTATTATATCTTAAATCAGACAGATATGGAGAGAAATACCTGGTACGCAGATAAAGAGAATAAGCTTTATATAATGGGGAAATTAGGAATAGCGCCAGTAACATTAGATAAACACATAGCTTCTCTAAAAAAGAGAAGATTAATATTGACAACAGAATCACGAGGTAAGTATATGTTAAATATGAATATCTTTAGCACGTGATAAAAAGACCAAGGTTAAAACCAAAAGAGAAAAAAGAAATTTGTAAGCAATGCGATCAATGGAAACCAAAAACAAGACAATGCAAAGTATGTGGATGTTTTATGGATTTAAAAGCATTATTAAAAAAGAGATGTCCTCATCCAGATGGGGATAAATGGAAAATAAAAAATAAATAAAAACTAAAACTAAAACAATGAGTGAAGTAAAAACAAAAGAGGCTACTGAGGTTAAAAAAGAGGAGCTATCCCCAGAACAGATGATAAAAGAAGCTGGGGAGAAAAGAGAAGGTATAAGGATGCAATGCGGAAAAGAAATAGATGAGATCCTTAAGAAGCATAATTGTGAGTTGACAGCACAGATGCTTATAAGTGAGAGAGGAGCAATTCCTCAAGTATTTATTGCAGATGCCCGTAGTACATAAATATGAGAACTCAGAGTTAGATATTTTAATAGAAAAAGAGCTGCTTATAAGAGAACAGTTTGATGAGTATCTACATACACATGAAGCAGAAATGAGTGTTCAGTATTTTATAAATAATAAATCTGAATTAGTATTCATACTAGAAATAACAATAGACTAATGGGAACTAAACAAAAACTAAAAATTGCTAAAGAGATACTAGCCACAATATTTTTAAGTGCGTCAGAACAATCTTTAGCATTGGGAGTACAGTTCAAATATGAAAGTTATCCTGTGGAAGAAAAGGACTTTAAAGGGTGGAAATTTGAAGTAATTGTGTCAGAAGCAGGATACCCTCCTAAAGCTGTTCAAGAATTTAGATTTACAAGACCGAATAATATTGATCCTTCAAATATGGAGTATAATGTTATACTATCAGTACTATCTTCTTTAACCCAGACAGCAATGTTAAGTTGGCTCCATTTAGGAAAAATGTTAATAACAGATAAAGAGTTACAAGAAGAAGTTAAAGGTTTATGATTAAAAAAATCATATCGTTACCAACGAATGACAGCAAAATCTACAGACAAATCCTCGCGTTTCTAAACTTCATGCTGGAGCTTACTCCACAAGAACGCGAGGTTTTAGCTGAATTAGTGAGACTGAATCATGAGTATGAAGCACTCCCTGCAGAAAAGAGAGCTAAGTTTATACTTAGTACTGATATGCGTAAAGAAACTAGGGAACTATTAGATATAGAAGAAAAACAATTCAATGGAGTAGTAGCAAGACTTAAGAAGAAGACCTTTCTAGGAAAACCTATTATGAACAGTCAAAATATTATCCATAGTGAATTATTATTTAAACCTGATAAAGAAGGATATAGAATAGAGATTAATCTAATAAACAAAAAGAGTGTATCAAACAAAAAAGTGGTTAGTATTAAACCAAAGGCAGAGAAAGAAGAGCCCGTTAAAGAGGCTGTTAAGATCCAAATCCCTAGCTAGTTTAGATGCAGGATCAAAAAAAGATATTAAGGGAAATAGCAAAAACTCACGGCATTCCAATAAAGGTTGCTGAAGAAGTCTTTTCTCTTTTCATTAAAAAGATAATAGAAACAATAAGCGATCCTGATAAAAAGACAGAAGAATTATATGATGTAGAAAAGTTTAAAACTATCCATATAGATAATTTTGGTAAATTTAAACCTAATATCAGAAATATAAGACATGCAAATAGCTGCCTGGAGGCGAGAAAGAATAAGAAATGAGAATCAATTTTGAGAATAATTTCTGGGATGAATATCCTGAACTCATCATACCTAACAAATTTAATGAGATCTATAACAAAGATAAATCCAAAAACAGAAGTAAGAGCTCTAGGATAATGTGGGCAATACATCTTCACAGTCATCCTGAATCTAAATTATATAATCTATTAGACAAAGAAGAAGTCATAGCAAGAGACTTTATTAAAGAAAAAAGCTTTAAATGGGAAACTTATAAAGAGCATTTAGAGTTATATAGGAATGTGGTACTGACGCCTGCAGAACGTGCACTACAAAATTGGGACGAGATAATGTCACTTAGAGATAAAGGAATTAAAGAATTTTATGTAGACGCTATAGAAGAAAAAGACGCTGATGTTATTCTAAAGTTAGATAAAGCTCTGGCAGCTACTCCCAAAATGTTTGATGATTATAAAAGGATTAAAGAATCATATGAGGAAGAGAAGACAAGAAAGAAAGGAACTCGTATAGCATCTTTATCAGATTCAGATGAAATATGATTGAAAACAGTAGCTATATATTAGAAGAAATACCAAACTATCATCCTGAACTTCAATACTATGAAAGAATTACCTTTTGGCAGGATCAAAAAAAGAGATGCGTAGAAGGGCACTGGATAGGAGGTCGATGGATGCCTGGTCCATTATATTATTATATAAATTTCCATAACATTCTATTTGAAGATGAGACGTCAGTTGCCCAAGCATTAGGATTACCTTGGCTTAGAGATATCGATTGGGAGATCTTTTTATGTTATGAAGAATGTAGAGGATTCTCGGGATTCACTGGAGATACCCAGAACACTTGCCATAGATGGTTTGGTCCTGAAAAAGAAGAAGCCATAAAATTAGGAAGGATAACAAAAAAAGAAGCATACTCAAAAACCTATATGCCTGCAAGAGAGTATCTGCATAGAAACCATGGAAAAGATTTAGGAAAGCCTTTATATAAAAATGAAGCCAAACATTTTATTTCTATACAATCTAGGGGAGGAGGAAAATCCTATATGTCTTCTGGAATAATGAACCATAACTTCATCTTTGATGGAGCAACCAATTACGAAGAGTATTTAAAGAGGAAGAAAGAAAAACAATATATAGCATCTGATACTATAGTAGGAGCAATTGATACAAAATTTACAGAACCACTTATTAAGAAAACTAAAGCAGCCTTTGAACATTATCCTGGATCCTATAGAATAGGCGACGAGTTCTATCCTTCACCACTAATGGTAGGCTATACAGGCTCATTGGCCCCTAACAGGGAGTACGCATCTCGTACAGGATCTCTACTAAGACACAGAACATTCAAAGATAATCCACTAGCAGCCAATGGTACTCGTCCTAACTTATGTGTACTAGATGAAATAGGATTTATGTCTAACATTAAAGAAGCCTGGGGAGCAATCGAAGCCACTCAAGCTTCAAAGCAAAAGAAGAACTTAGTTATATGGGCTCTAGGAACAGGAGGTCTAGTGTCTGGTCAAGCAGCTCTATATGCAGAATCTATCTTCAGAAACCCTGAAGAATATAACTGTGTAAGCTTTAGAGATACTTACGAGAATAGAGGACGTATAGGCTACTTCGTTCCTTACTGGAAAACACTAAATGAGTTTAAAAAAGGTCCTGATAGAATTACAGATGAATCACTAGCAAGACAGTATATCCTATTACGAAGAGAGAAAGCAAAGAAAGCTAATGATACTTCAATATACCATACTGAAATAATTAATGGTCCTATTGTTCCTTCAGAAGCTTTTTTAGTAGTGGAAGGAGCATACTTCCCAACTCTCTTATTAAAAGAACAGCTGGCAGAATTAGAAGGAGGGACTTTTAAAAAATATCAAGATAGTTCTTTTAGAGGAGAGTTATTCTTTGATAAGGAGGATAAAGTTGATTTTAAGACTATTCAAGATATGAATCCTATAAAAAGTTTCCCTTTATCAAAATTAGAGCATAAAAAAGGATCCGTAGAACTCTGGGTAAAGCCTCAGAAGAATGATGAAGGAGTAGTTCCTTATGGAACCTATATAGGAGGAATGGATGTTGTAGACAAAGCACGTTCAACGACAGATTCTCTTCCTAGTATTTTCATAATGAATAGATATACCCGCCAAATAGTAGCAGAGTATACAGGTAGAACGAACGATCCTAATGAATTTTATGAAATTTGTAGAAAACTTTTACTATACTACAACGCTACAGGAATGTACGAACAAAACCTCCCAGGACTTTTTACGTATTTTGAAAAAAATAAATGTTTATATTTACTGGCAGATACGCCTTATCAACTGCGTAATTCAGATACTTATAGAACAGGAACTAACACATCTAAAGGTATTAATGCATCAGGAAAGGTTAATCAGACAGCAAGAGATTTTATTAAATCATGGTTATTGGAGAAAATATCTGAGAACTCAGAAATTAGAGCGCTTGAAACAATTTATTCACCTGCTCTATTAAAGGAATTAATTATGTGGAACCCTCACGGAAACTTTGATCGTGTATCTTCGTTAGGAATGTTATTGTGGCACGATGCTACAATGATGAGACAGACAGATAAAAGAAAGAAAGAAATAAAAACTTTCTTAGAGTCTCCTTACTTTGATAAGATGAAGCTAAAGAAAAAGGTCCCTATTAAATCTGAGAGTTTTAATTTTTATAATTAAATTTGTATATTAACCCAAAACGCTATGAGCCAAACACCCGTCGTAAATCTACAAGGTTATCTAAGTTTCCCTAGACAAAAACTCTCTGATAAAAAGAAAACTAAAAGCTGGTATGAAGAAAATGTAAACTTCGCAGAAAATATTTTAGTAACTGATCATAATCTTAGAGCATCTTTTAAAAATAAACGAACTAATTTTAACTTAAGAGCTAATATTATAGACTCTAGAGATTTTGAAAGATTTATAAACCCCGATAACTTAGACTTAGAAACTCTTCCTGCAAGTTTTCAACATGTAGGAATAGAGAATAGTAAAATAAATCTCTTATTAGGAGAATACGCAAAAAGAAGAAAAGAATACAGAGCATACTTATCAGCCAGTGATGATGAAGGAGTGACAAGGAAAGAGACAACGATGAAGGATAAGATGACCGGGGAGTTAATGGATATCATTAAAGGAACTTCAGTTTCTGAAGAAGAAATTCAAAAAAGACTCCAGGAGTTTGATAAGTATCTAACATATGACTTCCAGGATATTGCTGAGATTACGGCAAATAAAATTCTTAAAAGAGAATACAAACAACAAAATCTAGACTTTACATTTTTAAGAACCTTCGAAGATCTCTTGGTAGCAGGTGAACAAATCGTTTACTGCGGCGTATTAGGAGGAGAACCTGTTATGAGGAGAGTAAATACAGAAACACTTTTCACACTAGGAGGTAATTCTATGTTTATAGAAGATTCTGATATAATAGTAGAATATGGTTATAGAGCAAAGGGACAAGTTGTAGACGATTATTGGGATGAGCTCACTGAAAAAGATATGGACTTTTTAGAAACAGGTTCTTCAGCATCTTCTTCAACAGCTCTAGGACTAAATAGAGATATTTCTATTTATGATAGATATGGTCCTGACCAAGCATTAGCGTTATTCGAACCAGGTGATAATGCATTAAGAACCTTTTCAGGAGCTTTTGATGCTTATGGAAATGTTAGAGTACTTAAAGCATGTTGGAGATCCAGAAGAAAAATAGGAAAACGTAAATACTATGATGAGGATGGGGATGTACAATATGATTATGTTTCAGAAGGATATCATATAAGAAAAGATGAAGGGGAGGAAATAAAATGGTTATGGGTAAACGAGTGGCAACAAGCCACAAAAATAGGAGACGACATATACGTAGCAATGGGACCAGTCCCCTTTGCCAGTAAGTCTATGGTCAATAAATCTAAAGGAGTTCCTCCTTACATAGGATCAGTGAATAGTACTAATGATTATAAAGTACAATCTCTTACTGATGTTATGAAACCTCTTACTTATTCTTATGATATTGCTTATTATAAAAGAGAATTAGAAATAGCTACTTATAAAGGAAGCTTTGCTGCTATCAACAGCTCAATGGTTCCGTCAGGCTGGGATCCTAAAGAGTGGATAAGATATGCAACTATTAACAAATTTGCTTGGTTAGACCCCACAAATGAGATACTTAAAGGACCTTCACAAGGAAAAGCCGCAGGAGCTTATAACACATTAACTGCTACAAATGTTCCTATTGGAGATCCAAACGCTATACAAATGTATACTAATCTTCTTTTAGAAATAGAAGCTACTTTAGGAAAACTAGCTGGAGTGACTGGAGCACGAGAAGGACAAATACAGAACAGAGAAGCGGTTAGTAATGTGAATAGAGAAGTAACTCAAACATCTCATATTACAGAAAAATGGTTTGCAATAGATGCTAACTTTA